GCTCCTGATGCTCTTGATTTACCAAGGCTAACTGCATCTACAGCAGTGGCGTAACCATTACGACCTAATTGAACAGCGCCATCTGCTGTTGCTGCAGAGTTTTTACCAATTGAAACGCTTTCAACGTTTTGAGCATCACCAAATAACCCAAGTGCAGATTGCGCCCTAGCATATGATTGAAGGCCAATAGCTACCCCGTCAGCACCTGCAGCCTGTGCAGTATCACCAATCCCAATAGCATTCGCACCTGCTGCTGTGGGCTGTGCGGCAGGGCTACTTTCATTAGCAACATAAAGATCTGCCCCACCACCACCACCAGCATCTGCAAAAGTAACGGCACCAGAACCGTTAGTGGTTAGAACTTGCCCGTTTGTGCCATCTGATGTTGGTAGGGTATAGGTGTTGCTAATCTTAACTTGCTGAGTGGTGCCGCCTATAACAACTTGGTTATTAACAGATGTACCAGCTTGATAACCAATGCCTACAGAGTTCTCTCCAGTAACATTAGTTTTTCGACCGATTGCAGTAGAGTAATCTCCACTGGCATCATTATCATAACCTAAAGCTGTAGCGCCAAAATCAGATGCATGGGTTAAGTACCCTATTGCAATTGCCCGACCATTGCCTGACGTTTGTGACGCCCAACCAAGTGCTAAACTGTCAGAAGCAGCAGCTTTTGCCTCTCTTCCAATAGCCACACTATTAGAACCAGTAGCGCCATAGCTGCTAGAAGTAGTGCTGATTTGAATAGCTGTGGCCTCTGTATTAGAAGCGTAGCTATCTCCAATAGCAATGCTACCAGCACCTGCTGCAAGCGCACCGTTTCCAGCTGCACCTGCGCCAATTGCTGTAGCGTATCCACTAGATGCCACTGCGTCACGGCCTAAAGCAATTGATCTACCGCCGGATGCAACAGCTAATTCACCGACTGCAATTGCATTTGCCCCTGTAGCACTTGGTTGTGCGGCAGGACTACTTTCATTAGCAGCATATAGGTCAGCACCACCACCACCGCCACCGCCAATTGCTGTACCGTCTAAAAGTAAACTCGTGCCATCGGAGCTAAGTGTAATACCGCTGCCTGAGCCTGTGTGATCTATTTCAACCTTACCCATTATGCGTATGTAACCTCGCTTGTATTAACTGTGGCAGCCCACCTGATGTTTGTGCTTGCTGCGCCAGTAACTTCTATTTTCAAGCCACCATTAGTTGTGTCAGCCGTTAGAGCAATAGCCCATGCTGATGCACCAGATGTGGCGTATAATTTATTCTGAATGCCATTGCCCAACACAGTCGATGCAGCATTAGCATCACGCAGCAATGCACCCTTGATTTCCCATGAAGCATAGTCTGACCCAGCCGCTGCGCTTTCACGGGCAATAATTGTACCTGAAAAGCTGTAGGCAGAGTTGTTGGGTAGAACTATTTGTGTTGCTGCACTAATTGCAGAAGCGTTACCGTTTGTGCTTAATATTGTTGCAGTAGCATCTGAGGTAGTATCTTGCAGAACAAAAATACTTCTTTGATAGTCTGTTCCAAACCCAAATGCTTCACGATATTGAACGCCATTAACGTCACCGTAGGCACCTTTTGCTATTGAATGATAACCATCAGCCGTAACGCTTGAACCCATTGCGATTGTACTATTGCCTGATGCTGTTGCTCCTACACCAGAAGCAAAAGAGTTATTTCCGCTTGCAATATTACCTGTGCTTGACGAACCAAAGGCATGGGCTGATGTTCCTGTTGCCTTAGCTTGCCTCCCAATAGCCACACTATAATTACCAGCGGAACCGTAAGCTGAAGTCGTGTCACCTGTAGCAGCGGCAAAGCTGTCTGTACCAGAGGCATAAGCTCTATAACCAACCGCAGTTGCCTGTGAACCAGTTACAGTTTTTGCTTGATAACCAAGGGCAAAAGAGTTGTCTGAAGCAGCACTTGATTCAGTACCTATCGCTACAGAAGCACTACCAGACGAAGCAGAGTTTGCGCCCATTGATATAGCGTTAGAGCCACTAGCAGCAGAATTAACCCCTACAGCAAACCCACGAAGGCTACTAGCATTTGCGAGATTACCAATGGCTACAGATCTAAGACCCGACGATACTGATCCAAGGCCAATCGCCACTGCATTAGTGCCAGTAGCAGAAGGTAAAGTAGATGTACCATCGTAGTTTTCTGCAAAGAGATTAGGAGAGCCACCGCCGCCTCCAGCATCTGCAAAGGTTACAGCCCCTGATCCGTCAGTTGTTAGCACCTGATTGGCACTTCCGTCGGAGGTAGGTAAGGTGTAAGAGCTAGATATCCTTACAGTCTGATCTGTGTGGCCTAGAGTAATTTGATCTGCTGCTGACGATGAAGCACCGCCTCCAATTACAATCGCATCAGTATGACTAGAAGTGCTATCATTTCCCAGCACAACAGAACGTGTTGCAGACCCTGTATTCCCGTCACCTATTACAATGGCACTTAGGCCACTTGCCGTGGGGAAGCCATAGGTATTAAAGTGGCCCATTGCGATTGAGCCACCACCAGTTGCCTGACCTCTTTGAGTGGCAAAGCTAACATTACCTTGAGCAAGCGGAGCGCCATAGCCAATAGCTACAGAGCCTAATCCAGTAGATTTAGCTTGATTCCCAATAGCAACACTATTAGAACCACTAGCGCCGTAGGTTGAAGTGTTGTTGGCTATAGCCGCTGCAAAGGAGTTACTCCCAGATGCACGGCTATTCGTTAAGGCGGTTGCATAATCACTAGAAGCAGTCTGAGCCTTATAACCTAATGCAGTCCCAAAAGAATTTATAGCGTCAGTGTAAACGCCAAGAGCAACTGCGTAGTTACCAGAAGATACTGCATCTCTGCCAACTGCAATAGAACGATTTGCTGAAGCAACTGCACCGTCTTGCAAGGCTAGAGCATTAGTGCCAGTAGCGGAGGGTAAAGTAGACGTACCATCATAGTTTTCAGCATAAAGCGCAGGGATATCTTCAGCCGTAGCCCCGATAAATACAGTGGCTGAACCGCTAAGATTAATAGCTGCGTCTGAGTTACTGCTTTCGCTTACGGTGCGTGACAAGGTAGTGCCAGTGGCTGTATAGGTGCCTGTGCCTATCTCAAATGCACCGCCCGTATCCTCAATAACGTACCTTACTACATCTGCATTAGCTACACCAGCATCGGCAAATGTCTGATAACCACTCTCAGCACTGCCAAGCGTAATGGTTCCAGTACCCGTAGTACTGGTGGACATCTTTGCCCGATTTTTAAGAACGGCCATTGTTTAGCCCTTATGCTGGATCTGGAATGCGGATGTCTGATGCAGTTAGAGAAAATGTGTTTCCAGAAGTCACAGCTTGTGATGACGATAACGCGCCGGTAGCAAGCAAACGGCTGTTGCCGGTGTCACTTATGGCGTAATGCGTAGCTGTGCCGGTGCCGGTCACAGATGCACCAGTGATCGCTGCCAGCGTAACCTTACGTCCGTTTGGCGAGGCATTAGCGGGGACCGAAATGCTTATGCTGGTTTCATTGCCCAGCGTCAGGGTGCTTGTTGCAGCGGCATATGTAGTTGGCTCAGATGAGCAAATATCAACTCTATTTGCTTCGGTGTCCAAAACGGTCAAGCCGTTATCTAGTACCCGATCATTTAACGTTGCCATTAGTAACTCCTAATCTTCATTTTATGGCCAACTCCACCATATGTGGCCTTTTCGCTATCTGCGTTTATACCATCTATGGCACTTTGCAGCAATGCCGCCCAAACTTGTATGCGATTATCATCGGCAAGATATGGTGCGCTGTGAACCAATGCGCCATATAAATACGCATCGGGGTAGTAAGTTAAAAGCCAGTTGGCTGTATTAACATCGCTCAACGCGGTTGGCTTGGCATAATACACCATCTCCAGCGTGCGATCAGCAGCGGGGGTCGGCAACAATTCTATTGAGCCGTCCGTCATTGCGTAATATCTAGGATCGCCCGTAACGTTGCGGCTATCCTGACGGCGATCAAGCATCTGCGCTTGGCTAAGCAGCTCAAGGCGTCTGGTCGTGCCGCTCGTAATGCTAAACCGTAGCGGCTCTAAAAAGTCAGCAGGCAAGCCGGTGTATTGCGTATTCACAATCGCGGTGCTGCGCTTTTCCATACGCCAATGACGCACGGTGCGATTAAAGTTTGCCTCAGCCAGCGAAATAAACGTGGGGATTGTGCTGGTTAAATCATCGCGGTTCAGAAAGTCAGCGATGCTGGATTGCAGCTCTGCGTATGTTGTAATTGCCATCTAACAATCCCATGCTTTGCGCGACCAATAATTGGCGCTTAGTTTGCTTGACTTACCTTTTATCCCGCCCGACCTTGCGCAATATGATGCCTTGCGTTTGGGCTGATCCTTCTTAATGGACATATTTGGGTCGCCAAAGTTAATTTTCTTCACCGTGTCACCCTCAACAGCAAGCACCTCAAACTTCTTTGGGCCGCCACGTCTAGGTTTATTTACCGCAGAAAACTTGTGGCGCTTTTTGGCTGCTGCTATTTTCTCTGACTTGGTGCGGGGCATTAGTACATTCTGCCCGTTGAAAGCTGCTGCTTATACATCTTAAATATGTTGCGCATCACATCTGAGTTATCGATAAACTGAGACATCATAGGGTCTTGCTTTGCACGCTCCATAAATTGCGAAAACTCTGGATCTGCGCCAGAAGGAATAGGCATGCCTTCTTGTGGGCTAGGTCTGCCCATCGGCATAGGAATGCCAGCTTGCGGGCTTGGCGCGCCAAGCGGCATAGGAATACCGGCTTGCGGGCTTGGCCCTTGTGAAGCTGTAGGCGCAGCAGGCATACCACCGCCAACAGGGATATTCCCAAAAGTCATGCTTGGTGCGGCGGGCATACCACCGCCAACAGGCGTGCTGCCAAACGCCATGCTCGGCGCAGGCGCTGCAACGGATTGCGCCTGACCAGCACCACCACCGCGTGTCACTGTAGGACGTGGGGCAGCGCTTGGCGCGATGCTTTCATCCGGCGCAAGTAAGCCACGCATCTGAAGCACGCGGCGCTTACGCTCATTATCTTCTGACCCATATGGCGTTGCAAGAGCATTGGCCAGCATAGAAAATATACCGCCGCCCTCAAACTTATCGCCCATCTTGCCTTCGCCGTATCCACCGCCGTCGATCATATCAATGAAGTCTAAAAATTTATCTGCCATGCTATTTCTTCTTTGCTGTCTTAGCTGATTTCTTAAATGCCTTTGCGGTAGGCGCGCCCTTGCTGCCTACCTTGCGCATCTTCTCGCCAGATCCAGCAGCAATGCGCTTACGTTTTGCGTGGATATTAGCGTATAAACCCTTCTTCGGCATCCTATGCTCCTTCGCCCCACTGGACGCATTTGTAATCTGTTGCGCGGTATGCAGGAAACATCTGCTGCGCATATTCTAAGCCGCTTGGTATGGACTGTATGCACTGGCTCTCGCTTTGCATCACGGGGCTGCCAAACGAAAAGCAATTACCCTCAACGCTGCAAAGCAAAAGCAGCGCCGTCCACATTACTTCTTCTTCTTCGCGTATGACACCTTCTTGCCAGACTTCTTGGCAGCGGCCTTGGC